TGATGGTAAAGCAGAGCAAACAATTAATCTTGATGCAGACGTAACAGTAAACGATGGATTAACAGATGAGCAAAAAGAAGCATTATTAAACTTACTTAAATAACTATGACAAAACAAGCCCTACAACGTATGATAGACGGTACAAAGGAAGAAAGAACATTCCTAGCTACTCAATCATTTGGGCTTTTTGCTGTATACTATTTCAATGATTATTTTAAATACTCCCTTGCACCATATCACTATGAGTTTTTTAACGATTGCCACGATTTGGTTGATAATAAGATTCGTGAGGTAGCTTGGATCGCATTTCGTGAGTCAGGTAAAACATCAATCGCTAAACTATTTGTTATATGGCTTATTGCAACTGCACAGAGAAAGTATATAAACATAGACTCATTCGATAAAGAGAACGCTGAACGAATACTATTTGATGTTGCCTTTGAAATGACTAATAATAAACGACTCCAAAATGATTTCGGAGTTCTTTTCAGTAAGACAAGAGGAATTAATGATATTAAACAAAACCGTATTAACAACTTCGTATGTGAGAACGGTGTTCGTGTTGAGGCACACAGTACACAAGAATCCGTACGAGGACGACTTCACCTTAACCAACGACCAGACTGCTTGATACTTGATGATATAGAAACTAATAAGACTAAGGATTCACAAGCTTATACAAAACAAGTAGCAGATCATATCAGTGAAGCAATGGCAGGTATGTCACCTAATGGGTTTATTTTATATCTTGGTAACTACATTACAGAGTATGGAAACATTCAACATATCTTTGACAGATCTAAAAACGATCATGGAATCAGAGTAAGAAACATCCCAGTTATCATTGATGGTAAGCCAGCATGGGAAAGTAAATACGCCATGACTGATATTGAAGCTAAAGAAACAGGCAAGGTGTCTATTGAAGATAAACAACGACAACTTGGATCTTTTGTATTTAGTTATGAAATGATGAACCAACCAGTAGATGAGACCTTAGCAGAGTTTAAGAAAGAATGGTTCCAATACGCAAAGGAAGACGACTTTAGACACCTAAATACGCTTACATTTATTGCGATAGATACAGCTGTATCACAGAAAGAATCAGCAGACTTTACTGGTATTACTATTAATCGAGTTACAACAGAGGGTAAACGCTATGTAACTGCTTATAAACTAAAGATAAACCCAGCAGAACTTATTGAACATATATTCTACCTACACGAAACATATAAGCCAGAGATACTAGGGATAGAAGAGACAGTATTCCTGTTAGCTATCAAACCATTCCTTGAAGAAGAGATGAGAAAGCGTGGTAAGTTTATCTCAATTACCCCACTTAAACATGGTGGCATTAAGAAAGAAACAAGAATTAGAGGACTTATTCCACTTATGGAAAGTAAATCAGTATTCTTTGTTGGTGATTGTAGTTCTCTTGAAGAAGAAATGAGAGTTTTCCCTCGTGGCATGCACGATGATGTGTTAGATTCATTCCAATATGCAGAACAAATTGCATATAAACCATTTGAAATTGATATGAGTAGTATTTTTGAAGAAGATAAACCACTTTATCCATCAATAGGATTATAGATTAGTTGTATTGCAATATAAAAAATGTTATAATACGAACATTAATAGAATAATAATTGAGTGGGGACTCAAAAATGGCAATTAACTTTGAACTAAGAAGTAAGATTATCGCACAAGCTCTGCAAGAACTTGATTTTGCGCGTACTTACAAACAAGGTAAGACTAAAAACTGGCGAACTAATGAAGACCTTTATTATTCACGAAAACTAAATACAGAAATGGCTAGGGCAAATGTCGATTTAGGGCAAATGTCTTCTTTTGTGCATACACTTTTATCTAAGATTGATAATCCATTGGTATTTAAGTTTGTTAAAAGAAAAGAAGCACAGTTAAAGCGTGTTAAGTTATTGAATGCTTTGCGTGCAATAGATCAAGATAAAGATAACTGGGATATTAAAGATATTGTTGGTAAAAAACAGGCGCTTATTTATGGACGAGCAATATATTCTTATACAGCAGAATCACCAGATGGAGTTTATAAATCATGTTTAGAAAATGTAGATATTTATGATTATCTAATTGACCCATCAGCAGGTGGAATAGACATTGAGAAAGCATTTTATATGGGGCGTTACGGTGTTGTGAAAACACGTGGAGAAATAAAGAAGGGTGTTAAAGAGGGTATTTATCTACGAACAGAAGCTAATATACTACTTGAAGGTTCAGGAAATGTAACAGAAATGAATCAAGAAGATGTTAATAAACAGAACCGTACCTGGGACACCAATGTTTGGACACAGCAAAAAGAAATTAGTAACCCAGATAAATATAAATTTTGGGAGTGGTATACAACATATGATGGAGTACGATATTACCTACTATTAACAGAATCAGGTGGTACAGCAATCCGAGTAGAACCTTTGAAAGAATTATTTAAATCAAATATGTTTCCATTTTGGACTTGGGCAGCATTCCCTGATCTAACAGAGTTCTGGACACCATCATATTGTGATTATGTTCGAGAAATATTTATGGCACAGGCTATATCTATTAATCAAATGTTGGACAACGCAGAGCAAGTTAATAAACCACAGAAATTAGTTAATGTTACAGCAGTACCAAACCTTGCGGAACTTAAATATCGTAGAGATGGTTACATTAAAGTAAATAAAGACATTGACCTAAACAAAGCGGTACAGCAATTAACTGTTCCAAGTATTAATACTCCAATCGAAGTTTATAATATACTTGATGGTATTCAAGAGAAAACATCAGGAGTTACCGCAGGTGCAAAAGGAGTATCAGATGAAGACAAAGTAGGAATATATGAAGGTAACCAAGCAAATGCAGCAGACCGATTCGGATTCTTAAATAAATCTTATTCATTCGGATATAAACGATTCGCTAAACTGTATGAATTAGGAGTACGAGAACATCTTGTAAGGAAAGTAGCGGTAGATATTCTTGGACCAGATGGAGTAGAGATTATGGAAGTATCACGACGAGACATATTCCGTAAAGATGATGAATTTGGAACTATGGTTGAATCAAGTAATGCAGAGACAGCACTATCAGAAACAGAAAAGAGAACAAAGATTGCTTTCTTAAATGCACAAGCTGCAAACCCTATTCAAAATCCACAAAAAGCATACGAACTTCAGGCATCAATCGCAGGATTTGAAGAAGATACAATCAAACAATTACTTGATACATCAGACTATGGTTCAGCAGAACTTATGTCAGAAGCAGAACGAGATATTGAAGCACTGCTAGATGGTGAAAAGATTGCTCCAAATCAAGCAGCTAACACTGCATATAAACAACGATTTGTAGATTACATGAAAGATAACATGGAAGATATTACACCAGACCAATTTGAGTTACTTGCTAACTATGTACTGAGTCTTGATGAGATAATCATGCAAAATACTGTACGACAAGCTAATGATATTCTATTCAAACAGCAGATGGAAATGATTACACAAGGACAACAAGGAATGGAACAATCACAAGGAGCTCCTGGGCAACAAAGTCCTATGGTAATGGATGAGAATAAGACAGAAGATATTATAAACACTAATGGGGAAGTGTCCCCACAACTATAAAAAGTTATGGAATACAAATTTAAACCAATCGAATTTAATATAGAGAAAGTAGAAGATATTGAGTTACCAACAGCACGTGATAGAGTTATTGAAAAGCGTGGTGATGTAGTAGAATTCTCAATGAATGATATTGATAATCATATTAATGTACTAACTAAGGCACGAAAAGAACATGCAGGAATGGTAGAACATGAAAATGCTATCGTGGACAACATCGAACACTTTCATAAATTTGTTAAAAAACTTACTGATGAGGAGTTACTTACGGCTTGGATGTATAAAGAATCTAAAGAGAAGTCAAAGATACACGGTAATAAGATAAAAGAAATTGACGAACAATTAGTAGAGTACGACAAAGAGAAAGCAGAGATTATAAAACAGATTCCAGAATTAGATGATATTAAAAGCGCTGATATTATAGACGAAGAAGTAGTATTAGTAGAAACTAATAAAGAATAATATGGAAAAGAATATTGACGTAGAATTAATTAAAGACGACTTAGATATTCAATCATCATTATCTGCATTGAACGATAGTAAAGGAGGCAAGATACTGGTTAAAAGTTTAGTAAAAGATATTCTTGATGGAATTGGTGAGATTGCTAGTAAGCATAACAAATTAACCCAGCAGGAATTTATCTCTATTGGCGCTAAAATAAAAACAAGTATAGATATGGTTCAAGTATTGTCAGGTGCCGAAAGTAATAAGAAATATTACGAAGGTTTATTGGAAGAAGAATTGAAAAAAGCAGAATAGTACCAACATAGTGTGGTGCTTGCTGATATTTACGACTAACCCCCATTCGGTTGTAGATATCAGCACGCACTACATTATTAAAATGTGTGCATTTGTGCTATAATACTTATTAATGGGGTGTCGGGGGACACTAAATCTTTTCTGTTTGAGCGACAGTAAAAAACTCCAAAGAGCAACTTTGTAAAAATGTTAAACATATGGATGAAATCCAAAACAATGCTCCAGAGTCAGAGGTAATTGACCAAGCGGAAGAAACCGTAGAGGAAACTCAGCAAACAATCGGTGAGATTAGTGAAGAAGTTGATAATGAAGTACAAGATACTCATGTAAACACAGTTCCAGAATATGCGTTTGTTGCTCAAAAAAAAGCACTTATAGCAGCTGAAAAAGAACTTAAAGCACTAAAAGAATCTATGCAATATCAGGAATCTTCTCAATATGAGCAAGCTACTGGTGTAGATGCTATCGCTGATAAATACAATATTGATAGAGAGTTCATGAATGAACTAAAATCAACTATTGAAAATGATTTAGATGCAAAGTATGCCTCTAAATTAAGTGCAAAGGAGAAAGCAGAGAAATTTGATGATGCTTTCAATAAGCAATACAATACAGCATTAGAACGAGGACCTGAATTTCAGGCAATCGCTAATCCTGATGTAATTAAAACTCTTGCAACTCTACCACAGAACAAGAATAAAACAGTTTCTCAATTACTTGAAGAAACATATGGTAATGCTTTGACTGGTAAGCGTACTATTGAGACAACACAACCAGGGGGAGGGAAAGACCCAGAACCACTAGACATTTCTCGTGCTGAAAAAGATATTAACTATTTCAACGAAGTAATGGCTGACCCTAAAAAGAAGGCACAATACAACGAACAAATGCTCAGAAAAGGTTTCTAATTCTTATGAATGGGGATTAGATTAAATAATTATAAATTATATGGCATTAACAGATTATAAAGTAGCTTTTGATAATAGCTACCAGGAAATCTTCCAAAAAACATTAGTAGCAAAGGACATCGCTAATATGCGACTTGAACCTATGCTAACATACGGAGGTTCAGTTACACGAGTAGCTATGGACCTATCAGGAGTTTTGGTTCGTACAGTAACTCGTGGTTCAGCATCAACTATTGACGCTGTTACAGATACAGCAGAATCATTGACTATTGATATCGAAAAAGAGGCAGCTTTCTATCTTTCAGATGGAGAAGTTACACAAACAGGACCACTTAAAGCTATGCAATTTGCCGGAAAAGAAATTGCACGAAAATTGGCTATTGATCTTGATGGACGAGTATTTGGACAAGTTGTAAACGCATCATTTGCTTTCGACAACGGAGACCTTACAACTGGTACATCATCAGGAACAGCTATCACATTGTCTTCAACTACAGTTCCTCAAATGACAACTCGTTTAGGTGCTAAGTTGCGAAACAAAAACAACCAGGAAGTTATGACAAACATGGCTTTGGTTGTAGACAGTTATGCAGCATCAGACATCTCACAGTTCATCATTTCTAAAAACATTGATATGGCTGGAGCAACATTTAAGAACGGATATGTTGGAGATGTAGGATCAGCACAAATGTATATTTCAGAAAACTTAACATCAACATCAGTTCTTTCATTGGCAACTAATGTAACAGCTAACGATACTATCACTTACAACGGTGTAACATGGACAGCTAAAGCTACTCCAGCAGTAGCGGGAGAATTTGATATTGGAGCAGATGCAGACGCAACTCGTGTTATTCTTGCTAACGCTTTCAACGGCTCAGCAACAGGACAAAACTCAGCAACTGGATACTTTGAAGTATCAGCAGCTAACCGTCTATTGCTCGATGGTGTTGTAGCAACTGATTCACCTTCAGCTAACACTCTAACCATCGTACGAACTGGTGGTGGTCGTGTAGCAGTTAGTGAAACTCTAACAGATGGTACAGACACATGGTCAGCTAACTACCTTAACTGCTACTACGGTAAGAAAGGAGCTATCGACCTTGTTGTTCAAGATTCTAAAGAAGTTGATGTACGACCTACATCAGACCGACGAGGAAACAATGTATTTAGTTCATATCTAGCAGGTATTAAGACTTTCGCAGATGGCAGCAAGAAATTCCTTAATGTTAAAATCTTGGTAGCGTAATACATTAGTATTTACATTCAGAGCCTTTATAGGCTTTGGGTTGTGCATATTATTAACCAATAAAAAACTATGGCAACAGCAACAGAATTAATTACAATATTTGAATTACAGGTTAATGATGTAACAGAATTATCTACATCAGAAGAATTGATGTTGATGAATCGTATTTATCAGCGTGTTTGTAGTGATCGACCATGGGAATTTCTAAAGACTTCAGAAACTGGAACTCTTTTAGGTTCTGGTACAGATGGATTTTATATTACTATCCCATCAGACTTTGGTTATTTCTACGAAAACTTCCAGTGGACTGATAATGCTATTTCACCGCAACTCAATTCAAATCCAAAGGTTATTTATATTGGTACAGTGAAAACACCATACCAAATAGTAAACTATTCAGACCGATACAAGTATCTAGGATCAACAGGATATTGTTACTTAGACTTAGCTAATAATAAAATAGTATTTACAGGTGTCCCACTATCGACTACATACTTTATGGATTACATTAAAGTGCCTGCAACATTAGTTGGATCAAGCACGCCAGTTATACCTACACGATTCCAAGACATATTAATTTATGGAATGTCAGCAGAAAATGAAATTATACAGCTATCACCGAAAGCTAAAAGCTACGCACCAGAAAACTTAACGCTTTATAATCAGTATCTTGCTGATATGGCATTATGGAATAGTCGGCTCATAAATGATTAGTAAACTATATGCCAAAAGGAATTAAA